GTAAGATAGTGTATATGGTTTTTTTATTGAAACAGATGATTTAGTAGCTAGGTACTGGTATAAACTAAGCCAAGAGCTAGGCAGAGATGAGGTTATGATAGTTAGTATAGATAAAGACTATAAACAGTTCCCCTGCTTAATATACAATTACCATTATAAGCATAAAGAGATACTAGATATAACAGAAGATGAAGCGCTATACAATTTTTATGAGCAAATGATAGTAGGCGATACAGCAGACAATGTAAATTACTTTAAGGGTAAGGGCAAACGCTTTGCTGAAAGATATTTTGAACAATGCGCTACTAAATACCAGTACACTAAAAAACTATACGAATTATTTAAACAAAAATATAAAGGAAAGGCTAAGCAAAGATATATAGAGTGCTACAACCTTTTAAAACTAAGAACAGAATAATAAAACATGAACACAAGAAAAACATCAATAGAATGCTTTAATAAAATTAAACAAGAAGGATTATTAGCTAAAAGAAGATTAGAAACCTACGAAGCTGTTTTTAAAACAGCACCCTGTACTAGACAAGAAGCATTACAACACACTAACCCTTCAAATGCTTTATCATTAAGTGCAGTAAGATTTACAGAATTAAGGAGATTAGGTGTTATTTATGAAAAGGGCGTTAGAAAATGTAGGGTTACTGGTAGAAATGTAATAGAATGGGATTTAACAGATAGATTACCTATAAATTTTAAAAAAAATAATAAAACAAAGAAACAAAGAATTAATGATGCTATAAATTCCTTTCGTGAGTTATATAAAAATAAAAATAATAATACAAAAGAGGACTGGAAAATAGTTGCTGATTTAATTAAAACGATATAAAAAAAAATAATGGAAGAGGATAAACCAAAGGATTTAACACCCTTAGATATTGGCAATAAAATAAAAAAGCTATCAAGGATTAATATATACGACAACACTAGGAAACGGCCTTATGTAGAAAATAGGGCCTTAGTTTGTTACCTGTTACGTGAAAAACTTAATATGCGCTGGAAGGATATTGCAGCGTTTTTTTGTTCACAGGGGAAAAATATGGACCACGCATCAGCTATGCACCTAGTAAAAATGTTTCCTATATATAAAAGGGATAACAAAGACTTAGGAGAGTTTGAGAAAACGTTTGTTTTTCAATCACGCATACCTTACGATAAAATAGATAGGTTTAATTACCTCGAAAATAAATACAATAGCCTAGAAGGCGAATACTTAAAGCTGCAAAAAACACTACAAAACCCACTTGTTAGAATGGTTTTAACTGTGCCGGATAATAAATTAATATATGTTAAGCAGCAATTAAAAGCTATACAAAATAGCTGGGAGTGGCAAAATAAATAAAAATAAAACGTTATATAACTATGATAGAAAAAGTTGCAATAAATAAAGTGTTCCCTAACCCTACGAACCCACGCACAATAAAAGAAGCTAAATTTAAAAAGTTAGTAACCAGTATAGAGGATTTTCCAGAAATGCTAAAACTAAGGCCTATAGTAGTTAATAAAGAGATGGGCATACTGGGTGGCAATATGCGTTACAGAGCATGCAAGGAAGCAGGGCTAAAAGAAGTGTATATTATAAAAGCAGATAACTTAACCGATAAGCAAGTTGAGGAATTTATAGTAAAAGATAATGTAGGCTTTGGAGAGTGGGATTGGGATATACTGGCTAACGATTGGGATATAAAAGAATTAGAGGACTGGGGATTAGATGGCTTTCCTTTTGAACAAGAGCCAAAGGAAGAACATAACAAACTACAGGATACTTTTGTAGTGCCGCCTTTTAGTATTTTAGATACTAGGCAGGGTTACTGGCGAGATAGAAAAAATTACTGGCGTAACTTAATAGGGGATAACGGAGAAAGCAGAGAAGGTACATTATCAGAATCTGAATTAATGGGCGGTATAAACAACGGTGTAAGTTTACTAGACCCTGTACTAGCTGAAATAGCTAATAAATGGTTTGGCTTAGATAACTGTAATACATTTGATTGCTTTGCTGGGGATAGTGTTTTTGGCTATGTTAGTGATGCACTAGGCAATACTTTTACCGGTATTGAGTTGAGGCAGGAACAAACAGATTTAAACAATCAAAGATTAAAAGGCAGTAAAAGCAAATACATTTGTGATGATGGCCAAAACGTTTTAAAACATATAAAACCAAATACGCAAGACTTACTATTTAGCTGTCCGCCATATTTTGACTTAGAAGTATATTCAGACTTAAAAAACGATGCCAGTAACCAAAAAGAATATAAAACCTTTTTAAAAATACTAGACAACGCATTTACAAGGGCTTTAACGTGCTTAAAAGAAAATAGGTTTGCAGTAATAGTTGTAGGAGATATACGTGATAAGAACGGCTTTTATTACGGTTTTGTAGATGATGTAAAAGCTATGTTTGTTAAAAATGGTGCTAAATTATATAACGAAATGATAATAGCAGAAAGCTTAGGTACTTTGCCGCAAAGAGTAGGCCGTTACATGCACCATAGAAAAGTAGGAAAATGCCATCAAAACGTATTAGTGTTTTACAAGGGTAACCCAAAAGAAATAAAAAAAACATATAAAAAACTAGATTTTAAAAACATTATAATTGATGAAAGCACAAATACATAATTTTGCAGTATGGATAAATGAAACACGCCCAGCAGTATTAAAACAGTACTTTAGTAATTTACTAACCGTAAGTGGTTTTGAGGTATTAGAGCTAACTGAAAAGCATTTTGAACCGTATGGATATACAGCTTTATTTTTGCTAAGTGAAAGTCATTTTGCTATACACACTTTTCCGGAGCATGAGGAAACATATATAGAACTATCTAGCTGCGTATTAGAACCATTTAATAAATTTATAAAAAACTATGAAAACTAAAAAACACAGACAGTACAGGTCAAGGCAAGGCCGCAGCGATAAACAATACGAAAGCAGCTTAACTGTTTTTGGCATTTCTATTGTAGCACTTGTTATAACTTTAATACTATCAATATGAACAAAAGTAGACACATAAAAAAGGAAACGCTATTAAAGGCCTTAGAGCAAAGCTTAGGGGTTGTTACAGTAGCATGTAAAAAATCTGAAACACCTAGAAGCACATATTACAAGTGGCTTAAAGAGGATAAGGATTTTGCAAAAGATGTAAGGGATATAGAAAACGTAGCTTTGGACTTTGCAGAAAGCCAGCTACATAAACAAATATCAGCTAACTCTACAGCAGCTACTATATTTTATTTAAAGACAAAAGGCAAGGGCAGGGGTTATGTAGAACGCCAAGAAATAACCGGTGCTGAGGGTATGCCTACTAATTTTCAAATAGAAATAATTGGAAGGACTAAAGATAAAGACTAACGTTGTTTATGAGCATTTACTAGACAATCATAAAAAGATACTGGTAGAGCAGGGCGGTACACGTTCCGGCAAAACCTATAATATCATACTATGGATTGTGTTTGAGTACTGCACTAATAATACAGGCAAGATAATTACTGTATGTAGAAAAACCTTTCCCAGCTTACGTGCTACTGTGCTTAGGGATTTTATGGGTATATTAAAAGAGCATAATATATATAACGAAAACTTCCATAATCGTAGTAATTCAGAATACAGCTTATTTGGCAACCTAGTAGAGTTTATATCCCTTGACCAGCCACAAAAGATTAGAGGGCGTAAAAGGGATTTACTGTTTATTAATGAAGCCAACGAGTTATACTTTGAAGATTGGCAGCAGCTACTATTTAGAACACAAGATAAAATAATACTAGATTTTAACCCTAGTGATGAGTACCATTGGATATACGATAAAGTAATAACTAGAGATGACTGTGCCTTTTTTAAAACCACATACCTAGACAACCCATTTGTAGAGGATAGTATTATAGCAGAAATAGAACGCCTTAAAGATACAGATGAGCAATATTGGCAGGTGTACGGCTTAGGCGAAAGAACAGCCAGTAGAAGCACTATATTTAAGTATATTGAAGCGACAGAGATACCAGTAGATGCAAGCCTTATAGCTTATGGCATGGACTTTGGATATACAAATGACCCTACAACCTTAGTATCTGTTTACACGCTAGGCCACAGCCTATACATTAAAGAACACCTGTATAGAACACAAATGACTACTAGCGATATAAATACATTCCTAAAAGAAGAAAAGCTGTTAAATAACCCTATATATGCTGATAGTGCAGAGCCACGTTTAATTAACGAGCTTCGTAGAATGGGCCATAATATATTCCCAAGTGTTAAGGGTAAGGATTCAGTTAATGCCGGTATAGATTTATTAAAGCGCTATAAAATACACATACTATCCAGCTCACATAATGCAATAGCTGAATTTAGAAACTACAAGTGGAAAGAGGATAAAGCTGGTATGCTGGTTAATATACCTGAGGATAAGCATAACCACATTATTGACCCATGCCGCTACGCTACTTACTCTATTTTAAGCAGGCCTAACTTTGGCCGTTATACCATAAGCTAAATAAAAGTTATTAAATTTTTTGTTAATAAAAGAAATAGTTATATATTGCAGTATATTATTAAAATAAAACAAATGTTTGAAATACACGGATACTTAAAAGAATACTATATAGGTTCAAAACTTATAGGTAAAGAAACATTAGAAACGCCTGATAGAAAAAGCTTAGGTTATACAGGTAGAAAACTAGAAACATTACAAGAAGATATAATGTTTAAAAAACTTTATAAAAAAGGCACAGAAGTTTATACAGAAGTATCTCCTATATGCGGTAAACTATTAGGAACACAGCAGCAAAAATTTCAGATTTTAGCTAACTCCAAAAAAACATATAATAAAAGTTATTAAATATTTTGTTTATAAGTTAAATTGTTTTATATTGCAGTATGATTGCAATTAAGCAATTTGTAAAACAGAACAATGAGAAAGCTTGATAGGTACAAACAAAATTTAACCATACAAGGAAACAACGTATGGAGCTACAGTACAATAGTAGCTAAGATTAAAGGTAACGATTTACTACAATTAGGTTACTGGAGTCAAACAACGCAAAAGCACATAAACTATGTAGCTAATGAATTAGGTTTAACATTAATAAAAGATTACTAAAATGGAAAAAGTAAGCAAAGCAGCTAAGCTGGGTAAACAGTTTAAAAAATTAGAAACTATAATGCTTATAGTAATACCCACGTATTTTATAGGCAGAGTATTAATGACTGTAATATTTGATATATGAATTATGATGACTGGTTAGTACACATGGAACACGAATATAGAGGGTGGAATGAGCCGGACTATGTTTGCCAGCATTGTGAAACACCAATACACAAACAAGGATATTGCAGCGATAACTGCTTTGAAGCAGACATGCTGTAAGGGTGTGAATACCTAATTAAAAAGGTGGCTAGAAATAGCTGCTTTTTTTTTTCTTAAATTACAGACTATAAAAAAGGCAAATAAAAACGTTATATATATATGAAAGTGAAAATTACAATACCAAGCTCATTAAACGATATTACACTACAGCAGTACAAACGCTATTTAAAAATACAAGAAAAGGTAACGGATGAAAGATTCCTAAACGCCAAAATGATAGAGATATTTTGTAATGTAGATTTAAAAAGTGTAATGCACTTACAGTTAAAAGATAGTGAAGAAATAGTAAGTATTATTACCGGTTTATTTAACAGTAAACCAGCGTTAGTAAAACGCTTTAAGCTAAACGGTGTAGAGTATGGTTTCCAGCCACAGCTAGATGAATTAACACTAGGCGAGTATATTGACTTAGATACGTTTATAGGCGATTGGGAAAATATGGAAAAGGCTATGAATGTATTATACAGGCCTGTGCTGGTTAGTGTAAAAGATAAGTATAGTATTGATGAGTATAGAGTAGGTACAGAGGGCGCTATTATTAATATGCCTATGGATGCAGTTATGTCTAGTATTTTTTTTTTGTGGAATTTAGGACTGGACTTGTCGAAAAATATGACGAGTTATTTGGAGGAAACTCAGAACGAAACCTTGATTCAGTTTCTCAATTCTCAAAAAAATGGGGTTGGTATCAATCAATTTACGGACTCGCTCTCGGAGATATTAGAAGATTTGAAAATATCACTAAACTAGGTGTGCATGAATGCTTTATGATGCTATCCTTTATGAAAGACAAAAACGAGCTAGAAGCTAAACAAATAAAAAATAAATTCAAATAATGGCAAATCAAGGAGTAAGGGGTTTTTATCAATTAACAGAAACTATTAAAACAGAGTTGCTGCAAGACAAGAATATTAACACAGTAACTACTGGCGATATAACAGATGTTAATTTAAACAAACAAGATATATTTCCTTTAGGCCATATTATAATTAACAACGTTGTTGATGAGGAGCAAGTGCTTAGGTTTAACATAAGTATTTTAGCATGCGATATAGTAAACCAATCTAAGGAATTTACAGTAGATAGATTTACTGGTAATAATAACGTACAAGATATATTAAACACGCAGTTAGCGGTGCTTAATAAGCTTATACAGCGCTTACGCAAAGGCAACCTATATACTGAAATGTATCAGCTTGATGGTAGCCCTAGCTTACAACCTTTTTATGATAGGTTTGAAAACCAATTAGCAGGCTGGACAGCTACTATGGATATAATGATTTATAACGATATATACATTTGCTAATGGATACTACTAACCTAAAAAAGATATTAAACGACTACGGAAAGTATGTAGTGCAGCAATCTAAAAGCAACCTTACAAAAGATGTAAATAGGTTTGGTGGCAATAAAGGTGGCGGCCCATTATACAACTCTATTACTTATAAAGTAGATACAGAGCCTAACTTTTTCTTATTAGACTTTTTGATGGAAGATTATGGGCCTTTTGTAGATAAGGGAGTAAGAGGTAAAACCTCAACCTATCCGGAAACGCAAAGAGCTTTATCACAGTTTAGGTATGGTAGCGGCACAGGGCCAAAAGGCGGTTTAACAGAAGGAGTAAATAAATGGATTAAGCAAAAGAAATTCCAATGGCGTGATAAAAAGACTGGCCGTTTTCTTTCTTACGAATCCATGACTTATCTAATAGCACGCAGCATATATAATAAAGGTTTAAAAGCAAACATGTTTTTTACAAAACCATTTGAAAAAGGATTAGCAAGATTAGGCGATGACTTATTTAAAGCTTTTGAATTAGATATAGAAAACGCAATAATACTAGGACAAAAAAAATAAACTATGCCAACAAATTACGCACTAAGAACACCAATATTTGCATCTGCTTATAGCTCAGGAGCTAACACAGCATCAGCTAAATGTGTTATAACGGTAGGTGGCTCTACAGTATATACTTTAATAAAAGAAGCAACACAAAACGTAACAGTACAATTTGAAATAGCAGAACTGCTTAGGGATTATTTAGATATAGAGTATGTAGGCAGCCCTCAATTTATAACCTTTGGCTCAAGCATTCAATTTTTTAACTTACCAAATGCAGAAGGTAGCGCACAAGGCTCTGCTGTAAGTACGGTAGGTGGAAATGGTTTTGAAGCGTATGGGTTATTCTCAGAAGGTATTAATCCAACTATACCGTTTGAAAACGTACAAGTACCTGCATGGTTAATTGCAGAAGCAAATCCACTAGCAGCATCAGCTAATGATAGATATGCTATATATGTGCCATATGGTGTAGATGGAAAAGTCTCATTTATAGATGCAAGCGGTAACATAACTGCATCGAATTACAGTACTACTGATACTGCTATACAGCCTACAGGTGCATTAAGATTAAACATAAAAAGAATAGACTGCACTAAGTATGGAAATGGCAGAATGATAACATTTATTAATAAATTTGGAGTAATACAGGATTTATGGTTTTTTCTAAAAAGAGTAAAAGGTATAAGTAGAACAAACGAAAGCTTTAAGTCAAATACTTTGACTAATACAACAGCAACCGCTGCGCCTAGCTACTCACAAACTAACGCACCTAAAAAGTTATTTAACACACAGGCTAAACAAACACACACTTTGTCTAGTGGGTATTATCCTGAATCAGCAAACCTGTTTTTTGAACAGTTATTGATGAGTGAGTACGTATGGTACACTAGGCCTGAGGACACACAGCCTAACCAAGACCAAAACATACCAGTAACAGTTAAAACTTCTAGCATGGTTTATAAAACTTCGCTAAACGAAAAACTAATAGAATATACAATAGAATTTGAAGATGCTTTTGATTATATAAATAACGTAAGATAAATGCAAGAATTACAACTGTATATTGAAAACACAAGAGTAGATTTATTTAAGGATGAAACAGTATCGCTTACACAAACTATACAAAACGTAAAAGACCCTGCAAAGATATTTACTTCTTTTACTAAGACTTTTTCTGTACCAGCTAGCAAAACTAATAACAAGCTTTTTAAGCATTACTATAATTATGATATAGTAAACGGATTTGATGCACGTATTAAAAAAGCCGGTAAAATAGAGTTAAATCATATTGCATATAAAACAGGGCGTATAAAACTAGAAGGCGTTTCACTTAAAAACAATTTAGCACATACTTATAGGATTACGTTTTTTGGAAACACAGTAGAGCTGCCTGATATTTTAGGCGATGACAAATTAGGTTCTTTGCCTTTTTCTAGTAGCGATTATACTTTAGAATATAGAGAAGCAGTAATAAAAGCTTATTTAGGTAGTTCACAAGGTAACGGAAAATTAATTGTGCCTTTAATAACACACACACAAAGATTATTTTATAATAGTGTTACTACAGGAAATGAAGATAATGTATATTACTCAGGTGCGCAGCAGGGCGTTAAATTTGATGAGTTAAAATTTGCAGTTAGGTTATATGAAATTATATTAGAAATAGAATCTAAATATACAACAGCCAATAACTACGCTGCTAATATTGTTTTTTCAAGAGACTTTTTTAGCACTACAAATCCTACGTTTTATAACTTATATATGTGGCTTCATCGAAAAAGTGGCTCGGTAACTCCTGCTCAACAAATTGCAAGTTTTACTACAATAACTCCATCTTGGACCGGTACTTTATCACAAATTCTTAGAAGTGGAAATACTCTAATAGTCTTAGGTACTTTAGTAACTGCACCTTCACAAATTTTTTCTAACACTTTAACTGTAATACCAATATCAGGAAATAGTGTAGATTATCAAGTGGGTGTTAATCTTAATGGTTCAAGAATTTTAACAACAAGTCCAACAAACGGAACAACTACTATAAGTGATTTAAGCGGCTTACCTTTAGTTGCTAATGGAGTTTATACAGTAAGTATAATACACCCAGCAGCTATGACTATTAGTTCTATAGCTTGGAACTTTGAAGGAATTATAAGATATGGAGATTCACAGCCGCCAACAGGCTGGAATGATACCGCAACAATATCACAGTTTACATGCGCAGCTACTTTTGAATTTGTTACTGCTGAACAAATACCTGATGTAAGTATAATGTCATTCCTTACAGGGCTGTTTAAAATGTTTAATTTAGTAGCCTATGTAGATGATAGCTCTACAATAGTTGTAAGGCCTTTAGATGGCTCGCAAGGTGTAAGCAATAGTTTTTACACCTCTGCTGATATTAACGGTAATGATGCGCCTGTAAATTACGATATATCAAAATTTGTAGATGTTACAGCAAGCCAAGTTAATGTAGCCTTACCATATAAAGAAATTTTGTATAAGTATGAAGGAACAGGAACGTTTTTTGCTAAACAGCATAATCAACTATTCGGCACTAACTGGGGTTCGTTAGGCTATATAGGTGGAACAGATAGCGATGGCTCAGGGGGTGTAAACTATAATGCATCTACAGAAGTCTATAATCTTACTGTGCCTTTTGAACACATGAAATATGAAAGATTACTAAATGGAAACGGTGGTGCTAATACAGATATACAATGGGGGTGGAGTGTAAATGAAAATCAGCAGCCATATATAGGTAAGCCATTAATTTTTTATGCTATTAGAAAATTTGGCGGAACTAATTTAAGTTTTCAAAGAAGTAACACACAGGTTACTTTTATAAATGGTTACTGGATACCATCAAACAGCTTAGCTTTGAGTGCAACAACTAGCCAAACAAACATAAACTTTAGACAAGAGTTGAACGAGTATGAGCCTACACAGGCTTTTACTGATACATTATTTGCAGACTTTCACAGTCAATATATTATAGATGTATTTAACACCAGTAGAAGAATAACTAAAGTTACTGCGTTTTTACCATTAAAAATACTATACAACTTTAAGCTAAATGACACCTTTACTATAAACTCTAGAGATTATATAATTAACTCAATAACTACAAATTTACAAAACGGTAAAAGCAGCATGGAGCTATTAAACAAAGTCAGCCTTTTTTATGGTACTATTAATAATGTTTCATTTCAAGGCTCTTTAGGTTATTTATATTACAGGTCATCTATTGGCGCAGTTAGAAACTTGTCTGTTGGAGATATAATGTGTACAAACAAAGCACTAACCGCTTTTCCTACAGCAGGTACATACTTACAAACAGGTGTAAGTAATGATGCAACTAGGTATTGTGATACAGGTTTTGTGATGTCTATGATTATTGGAACTAACGGAGTAATAACAGCTATAGCGTGTGGCCAACCTTAAAATAAAATTATGATAAAAAATATAATAGAATTGCTACAAATAGCAAAGGGAGAAACTGATAATATTAGAATGGCACAGGGTAAGTATGCTTTGCCTAAAACGCTTAAAAGCGCAACAAAACTTATTAAAAATAACATAAAATGGGCGAAGTAAGAGAATATAGCTTAAAGCTAACCACAGAGCAAGCGCAAAAGAATATAGATGAGCTTAATAAATCACTAGAGCTACAAGAGGGCTTAATAGATGATATTGAAAAAGAACTTAGGCAATACCAAAAGGAGCTTAACAAAACCTCAGCAACAGATTTAGCTAAACGTAAAGATTTAAACGATAAAATTAAAGTTACTAAAGAGCGTTTAGTAGATGAAAAGATAGCTTTAAAGCAAGTTAATAAAGACAGAAAGGTTGCAACGCAAGAAATGAAAGATGCTGAAGCTGCTGCTGCTGATTATGGCGGTGTACTGGGTATGATAGATTCTAAAACAGGTGGAGTTATATCAGGGTTACAAGGCATGACTAAAAGTGTAGGCAGCGCTACTAAGGGCCTTAACTTAATGAAGATTGCTATAATAGGAACTGGAATTGGTGCGTTATTAATAGCGATTTTAGCTTTAGGAAAAGCTTTTACAAGCTCAGAAGAAGGCCAAAATAAGTTTAATAAAATAATGGGCATATTAGGTGCTACTGTTGGCGTATTTACAGACAAGCTAGCAGCCTTAGGGCGTTTTTTAATAAGTGTTTTTGAAAACCCAAAACAAGCACTCATCGACTTTAAAGATGCGTTTGTCGAAAATATAACTAACAGGATTTCTAGCGCTATTGATACGTTAGGTTTTTTAGGTAGTGCTATTAAAAAGGTTTTTAGTGGCGATTTTAGCGGTGCTATGGAAGATGCAAAAAGTGCAGGCACTTCATATATAGACACTTTAACAGGTGTAAAAGATACTGTAGGAAAAGTTACAGATTCTGTTAAAGGATTAGCAAATGAAATAGTAAAAGAGGGCAAAGCAGCAGGTAAAATAGCAGACCAAAGAGCAGCAGCCGATAAGTTAGATAGGCAAATATTAGTAGATAGGGCTAAGGCTAATAAAGAACGTGCTGATTTACTTAATAAAGCAGTAGATAAAGAAAAGTTTAGCTTAGAAGAACGTATAGGGTTTTTACAAGAAGCAGGCAGGTTAGAAGATGAAATAACTGCAAAAGAAATAAAAGCATCACAGTTAAGATTAAGTGCAAAACAAGCAGAAAACGCTTTAGGCGATAGTACAAAAGAAGATTTAGAAGAAGAAGCTGCATTAAAAGCAGAGCTAATAAACTTGGAAACTGCAAAGCTTACTAAAGCAAAAGAGGTTACCACACAAATTATAGCATTAAACACAGAAGCTGCAACTGCTGCAAAAACACTAGCAGATGAAGAAATAGCAAACGCTAAGGCTGTACAAGACTTTAAGGATTCTTTAAAAATTAAAGACAAAGAAAATAAGTTTGCTGAAATAGAAGCAGAAAAAGAAGCTAGAATATTAGCGTTAGAAGAACTTAAACTATCTAAGGAAGAAGAAGAACAAATGCTTTTAGATATAGAGCAGGCTTTTAAAGAGAAAAAGAAAATAATAGAGGAAGAAGAAGCGGCTTTATTAGCAGAAGAAAAGGAAGCGTTTTTAGCATCTAAACTCGAGGAAGAAGAACTATCCTTAGCAGAGCAAAAAGCTAAAGACTTAGAAGAATTGCAAAGGCTAAAAGGCACAGAAGCTGAAAGATTAGCTATTATTAAGTTTTATAATGACCAAGAAATAGCAGCAGATGATATAAAAGCTAAAGCAGAGCTAGATATGGCAAAACAAACCTTTGCAACTGTAGCAGGCTTACTAGGCGAAAACTCTAAAGCAGGTAAAGCAGCAGCAGCCGCAGCAGCGCTTATAAATACTTATCAAGGTATAACAGCCGAATTAGCTACAAAGACCGCTACACCGTTTGGAATAGCCCTTAAAATAGCTAACATAGCTACTATAGCTAGTATAGGTTTCAAGTCTGTTAAGGATATAATGAAAACAAATCCAAAAGCAACCGGAGGGGGTGGTGGAGGTAACCCAGCAGCAGGCACAGGGGGTGGCGCACCAACAGCACCAGCAGCAGCATCTATTCCGCCAGCCTTTAATATAGTTGGAGCAGGAAGTACAAACCAGCTAGCAGATGCAATAGGTGGGCAATCACAGCAACCTATACAAACTTTTGTAGTAGCTAATGATGTAAGTACTGCGCAAAGCTTAGACCGTAACATTGTTACAGGTGCTACTATAGATTAAATACAAAATTGAATTTTAAATACGTTATATAGTTATGAGAATAGTAGAATTAATATTAGATGAGGAACAAGAAGATGCAGGAATTGAAGCTATAAGCATAGTAGAAAGCCCTGCTATAGAATCTGATTTTGTTGCTTTAAATTCAGAAGAAATAAAGCTAGCTGAAATAGATAAAGACAAAAAAATATTATTAGGTGCTTTATTGATACCTAATAAACCAATATACAGAAAAGGAGATGAGGGAGAAGAATACTACATTTTCTTTTCTAAAGATACAATAGTAAAGGCATCACAAATGTTTTTAAAAAACGGTTACCAAAACAATTCAACTCTTGAACACGCTCAGGCCTTGAATGGTTTAACGTTAGTCGAGAGTTGGATAGTTGAAAGTGAAACACAAGATAAGTCTAGAAAATATGGGCTTAACGTACCAGTTGGAACGTGGATGGGTGCTGTAAAAGTTAATAATGATGAAATTTGGAAAGAGTATGTTAAAACGAATAAGGTTAAAGGCTTCTCTATTGAAGGCTACTTTGCTGATAAAATGGAAAGACCTAAAGAAAAAATTAAAGAAGATTTATCAGAAAATGATATAATACTAAATAAAATAAAACAAATCTTAACAAACGAGAATAATGCCACAGAACAACAGAAATAAAGGCGTATTTATACCCAGTAGAACTAGCCCAGTTGGTAGCAGTAGGGCCTGTTTGTGTTGGGATACAAACACCTATTCTAGAAAGTGCTGCGATGGTTCTATGCGAGCACAAGGCATAGGCGTTATTACAAGAACTTAAAACTGAAAATACAAAATAGTAATTAATAACCGTTATATATATAATATGAAATCAACCGAAATGTTAAATCAAATTAAAACGCTTCTAAACATAGAAGTAAAACTTGAAGAAACAAAACTAGAAAACGGCACTATAGTAAGTGCAGAGTCTTTTGAAAAAGGCAAAGAAATTTTCATTGTAACAGATGATGAGAAAGTAGCCATGCCAGTAGGAGAATACCTACTAGAAGATGGCCGCTTAGTTGTAGTTGCAGAGGAAGGAATGATAGATGATGTTAGAGAAGTTTCAGATGAAGTACCAGCTAAAGAAGATAAAGAAGGAGAAGAAATTACTTCTGATTTAAAAGATGAAGATGAGTACGGAGATGACAAAGAAGAAAAGAAAATGGCAGAAGTAGGAGACTGGGAAGGCATGGAAAAAAGGATACAAAACCTTGAAGATGCTATAGCTGACTTAAAGGGCGATAAGGAAAATAAAATGGAAGAAGAAGATAAGGAAGTTGAAATGGAAGATGAAACTTCTAGACAACCAAAATCAAGAACTATTAAAGAAGAATTTTCCGAAGAACCAGCAGCAAAACCAATTAAGCATAATCCGGAAGCTGTTAGCAAAACTAAAAAAGTAGAATTTGCTAAAGGTAATTTTAACGGTACTGCTTTTGATAGAGTATTAAATAAACTAAATAAATAAAATAAAAAATGAGCACATTCAACTATTTATCAAATGATGTGGAACGTAACCAAGTTTCGCAAAAAACATTAACAGCATCAGTTTCTGTTCCAGCAGGAGATGCTGGTATTGACCATAATATCGCAACAGATGCACTAGTAATAAGTTTACCAAAAATTCATTCAGAAAACTTAGGATTAACTTTCTTATTTAGAAACACAGGAGCAGATGGTAATAACATTATTACACTAAGCCCTCATTCGACTGATGGTTTCAACGGTAGTATTGCAAACGCTTCTGCTGATTCAGTAGCAAGTGGAGTTGTAAACAAAGATTGGATTAACACAAAAGCAACAGCTAACAAAGGAGATTATGTAGTAATTAGAGCAGTAGCTTTAACACAATGGTACATAATCGGTGGTGTTGGTATTTGGGCATCAGAATCATAATATTAATTAAATAAAAAAAAAGAAAAATGAGTAATTTAAAAAACGTACAATTAGCTACTGCAACAAATATTACGACTTCGTATAGCGGTCAATTTGCAGGCGAGTACATCGCAGCGGCTCTTTTATCGGCATCAACTATTGATGATGGTGGTTTAACTGTAAAAGCTAATATCGCATTCAAAGAGGTAATTAAAAAACTAGCTACAGGCTCATTAGTAAGCCCTGCTAGCTGTGATTTTAACCCAAACAGTTCAGTAACACTTACTGAGCGTATAATTCAGCCGGTTGAACTACAAGTTAATCTACAGTTATGTAAATATGACTTCGTAAATGACTGGGAATCTCAACAAATGGGATTTGGATTAGGCCAATCACTTCCGCCTAAATTTAGCGACTTTTTAATTGCACACGTTGCAGCAGAAGTAGCACAAAATACAGAGTTTTGTATTTGGCAAGGCGATACAGCAGCAGCATCTAATAACTCATTTGATGGGTTTGAAAAGCTAATTGCAGCATCAGCAGCAGCAGGAGATATTCCAGCAGGACAACAAGTTGCAGCAGTAGGTGGTGGCTTAAATGCAGGAAATATTATAGCAGAATTATCTAAGGTTGTAGATGCAATTCCAGCATCTCTTTATGGCAAAGAAGATTTATTCTTATACATAGGTAGTGCAGCAGCAAAATACTACGTACAAGCATTAGGAGGATTTGCAGCGAACGGATTAGGAGCAAATGGTACAAACGCACAAGGTACACAATGGTGGAACAATGGTTCACTAACTGTAAATGGTGTGAAAATATTTGTTTCTCCGGGTCTTTCAGCGAACAAAATGTACGCTGCTCAACGTAGCAACTTATATTTCGGTACTGGACTTCTAAATGATACTAACTCTATCAAGGTTTTAGACATGAACGATTTAGATGCTTCGAACAACGTGAGAATGGTAATGAGATTTACCTCAGCGGTACAATTTGGAATTGCTTCTGACATTGTAGAGTACGCTTAAAATTAATTAATCAACTGAATGAGTATTGGGTATAAAAACCTGATACTCAATAAGTTACAAAATATATATCAAATGGCATGTACATTAACAACAGGTAGAAAAGTACCATGTAAATCGGCTTTCGGAGGAATAAAAGCGGTTTATTTAGCTGACTATGGAACTATCGCAAGTATTGCAGTAGATTCTTCAACTAAGGTGGCAACAATAACAAATGGTTCGCCAGCTCCAGTATGGTTTGAATTTGATGTAAAAGGTAATTCTAGTTTAGAAACTACAGTTACTTCATCAAGAGAAAACGGAACTACATTCTACACTCAAACATTAAATTTAACACTAACTTATTTAGATGCTAAAACACAGGCAGAGTTACAAACTATTGCAGTAGCTAGGCCTTATATTGTAGTACAGGATTACTACGGAAATAATTTCTTATGTGGGTTAGAAAATGGAATGGAAGTTACAGGCGGAACTGTGGTTACAGGCGCAGCGGCAGGAGATTTATCAGGATTTACTTTAACCTTTGAAGGGTTAGAAGAAACTGCACCTTATTTCTTAAATGCAGCAGTAACTCCTTCTACAGAGCAAATCTCAGTAAATTAATTTTTATCATAATAACCATAATTTTTAGTTAGAAAATTAAGCACTCTTTATAGGGTGCTTTTTTTTTTGAGTGGACACTTCTACAAATAAGGCTATTATTTACGTTATATAAGGGTATGATAGTTTTAACCACTTCGGCTGCGGCACAAACCTTTTCAGTAATACCTAGACAGTATGATGATAGCGCTTTTACTATAAGGGTAAGAGATGATAGTACTAATGTAACGGTAGACTATCTTAATCAATCAGGAACTACAGTAGGTAATTATTTACAAGTTAATTTAGCTTTTGCGCCTATTTTAGTTGAAGCACATTTTTACGATTTATCTTTATTTGTAGATTATAATTTTTGGAATACAAATAATAGCTTTTGGAATTTATACGATGTTTTATGGCAAATAGATTCTAATTTTACAGAAGATATATTTAACGATAAGATATTTTGCACAGACCAAGATATAGACCAGTTAAATGATAACGACCATTACCAGCTAAATAAGGGCCAATATACAGAGTATAACGGTTTTGATAATACTTATAAAGTAACATGAAAAAAACACGACTAAGAAACGATAAAGGCCAGTTTAAAAAGGCTTCTAAATTATCACAGTTTGGCTTTGTGAATTTAAGCACATACACCAGCCCTGAAATAAAAGAAGTAAACGGCAAAGACTGGATAGAATATGGCGCAGATAATAACTATTTCCAGTATCTAATAGACAGATATAATGGTAGTCCAACCAACAATGCAGCCATCAATGGTATTAGTCAAGCTATTTACGGTAAAGGGTTAAATGCTACAGATGCTAGTAGAAAGCCCAACGAGTATGCACAAATGATTACTTTATTTAAAAAAGATGTAGTAAGAAAATTGTGTTATGATTTAAAATTAATGGGCCAATGCGCTATACAAGTTATTTATACAAAGGATAGAAAAAGAATAGCACAGCTAGAACACATGCCAATAGAAACCCTAAGGGCTGAAAAGGCTAATGAAGAAGGCGAAGTGCCGGCTTACTATTACTTTAAAGATTGGCCTAATATAAAACGTAGTGATGTGCCTTTAAGAATACCAGCTTACGGTATGTCAAAAGAAAATATAGAAATATATTACATTAAACCATACAAATCAGGCTTTTATTATTATAGTCCTGTCGATTATCAAGGCGGATTACAATACGCAGAGCTTGAAGAAGAAGTAAGTAACTATCATTTAAA